GACTTCCTTAAAAATATTCTAAGACTCAGAAAACTAAGCACTGCTGATGTAAGATCAAAGATGAGAGATCCTCTGAACTCTAATGATGGAGATTTTACTACAACACAAGTTGGTGAAGGTAATCTTTCTCCTGACTATGCTTCAGCCGCACCAGCTAATGGTTTTGGTAGAGTAAGAACAGCAAGAGGTACTACACAAACCAATTCAGAATATTTTGGTAACGTAGACCCTAGTCGTAGAGCTAAAACATTTACAGTACCTAATAACAGAAAGGTATTTACTTTACTGAATAACTTTACTACACTTATTGATAATGCAACAGTTATTAATAGTAAAACCAAAATATCAGAAGGTATTACCTTATCACGATTTATTGGTGGTGTTGATTCAGGACCTTTTGATAATTTAACACTCGCAGACAAAAAACAACTTGCAAGAAACTATATTGCTCATATGGAACTTACTAAAAGGTGTATGGGTATCACTTCTAAATGGGCAGAACATGAGTTAAGAGTTATTGAAGGTTTCTATGCAAAAGAACTATACGGACGAGGAGGTCCTCCTGGGCTTACAGCAGAAACAATTACAACTGGTGGTTTGCTTGATTTAAGAACTAAAGGACAAGCTGTAGTATATGAACTATATGGTCCTGATGGTTTTATTGATGCAGAAGGTACTTTTGATCTAGCAAGTGAACTAGCAGATATTGGCTTATATGATAAACTTACTTTAGACTATGATTCGTTTGATCCATCTGGTGATATTAATGTACAGCTTATTGTATCAATACCTACCGTACCATCAAGTTATAGTATTACATATGAACAAGTTTGTCAAACCCTCTTTAATAATAATGTTCAATCAAGCAATACTTTTGTAGAACCTATTCTTGACACGGAATCTAACGAATATCTACCACAATTTATGCCAACGCAAAAAAATAATGCAATATAATTGTTATAAATAAAAGAAAATGTATTAGGAAATTAAATGTCTCGTGTTCTTTCCATCGAAGATAAAGATACCAACACTCCAGCTTTAGTTACTGCTCGTACCATTAACTATACGGATATAGATTTGTCTTTTGCAAAGCGTCCAAGTGGCGACATCTATAAGAAGACAGATGCAGCTGCAGTAAAGCAATCAGTGAAGAACATAGTTGCAACTAACAGACTTGAGAAACCTTTTAATGATGACTTTGGTGCAGATATAACAGGTTTGCTTTTTGAGTTAGCTGATGACGAAACAAGTCAACAAGTTAGACAAATGATTGATAATGCAATATATGTCTATGAACCAAGGGCAGAAGTCTTAAACATAGATGTATCTGATAGAATAGATACAAACTCAATAAATGTGACAGTTACCTTTAAGGTAGTAAGTACAGAAGAAGTCGTCACACTCACTTCAGTCGTTTCGAGGTTAAGATAACATGACTACCACAATTTCATCAACAGAACTTGATTTTAATAGTATTAAAACAAGTCTTAAAAACTTCCTTGCCGCCAAGGATGAGTTTAATGACTATAACTTTGAAGGTGCTGGTCTTAACAACCTCCTTGATGTTCTAGCATATAATACACACTATAATGGCTTAATTGCTAACTTTGCTTTAAATGAATCATATCTTTCTACAGCTCAGATGAGATCCTCTCTTGTCTCTATTGCTGAAGGTATCGGTTATATTCCAAAATCAAAAGTTGCATCTTTTGCTAGTGTTCAGTTATCAGTAAATGTAGGAGCACTTGCTAACAGACCTGTTACACTATCTCTACCATCTGGTACAAAGTTTACATCTACTGTAGATGATATTACATACACTTTTCAAACAACACAAACAGTAACTGGTACGGATAATGGCTATGGTCTTTATCAAATGCTTACAATAGATGGTTCTAATAAGATTACTATTAAAGAAGGTACTGCAAAAGTAAAAACTTTCTTTGTAGGTGCTGATAGTCTTGATGATGTCTATGTGATACCAGATAAGTCTATTGATACTGAGACAGCTGTTGTAAAGGTATTTGAATCACCATCTGATACTGCTTTTACTTCTTATATCAATATTAATAAAGCAACAAAGATTGACGAGAACTCCCGTTTGTATATTATGAAAGAAGCACCTAATGGTTTTTATGAACTTACATTCGGTGATGGTAACACACTCGGAAAGACACCAGTTGCTGGTAATAAAGTTACGATAGAATATCTTCAAGTAAAAGGTGCTGCAGCTAATAATGCAAAATCTTTTACTGCAGTAAATAGAGTAACACCTATTGTTGGTGGAGATTCATTTGATGTCGATGTCGTAACAAATATTAAATCTATTGGTGGTGATACAGTTGAGTCACTAGCATCTATTCGTAAGAATGCACCATTTCAGTATGCTGCACAGAATAGAATGGTTACAGCAGTTGATTACTCCACACTTGTTCTTAAAAACTTTGGAACACTTATTAAAGATATTCAAGCATTCGGTGGTCAAGATGCACTTAAACCAGAATTTGGTGTAGTGTTCTTATCTATTGCATTTAATGATGATGTATCTGCAGAGACAAAAGCTGCAACTAAGATTAGCATTTTGGATTTAACTAAACAACTATCGGTTGTTGGCTTTGGTGTAAAGTTTGAGGATCCAGTTAAGACATTTGTTGAAACAGAAGTATTCTTCCAGTTCAACCCTAAGTTGACTTCATTATCTATTAACAATATCCAAGATACAATACAAAATAAAGTTGCTGAATACTTTACTGCAAATGTAGGTAAGTTTAGTCAATCATTCCGTAGATCAAATATGCTATCTATTGTTGATGAAGTAGATACAGCTGTTCTGTCTTCACGTGCTAACATTAAGTTACAACAAAGAATGGTACCTAACCTAGATATTCTTGAAGATACTACACTTAGATTTCCTGCAACCATTGCTGAACCAGATGATAAAACACATATTATTACCTCTTCGTCATTCCAATATAAAGGTGAAGTATGTATTATAAGAAATAAACTAGGTACAACTAAATTAGAAGTGTTAGCACTAGCTTCACAGACTATCTTAAATGATAATGTTGGTTCATACCAAGCATCGACTGCTACTATAAGCATCGTAGGTCTTTTAGTAGAAGAAATTATTGGTGGTACTGATTATATTAAAATTACTGTAGTGCCAGCTAATCAGTCTGCTATCAGTCCTACTAGAAATGACATCTTAGAATATGATGCTGGTCCATCATTCTCTCAAGGTGTTGTTGTTACATCAACATAAGAAGTAAACATGGCTCAAGATAAAACAAGAATTGATAATAACAGGCGAAGTCTATCGCTGCTGGATACACGTTCAGTAAAAAGTGTACTGCCTGCTTATTTTCTCCAAGAGTATCCAAAGATTGTTTCTTTTCTTGAAGCATACTATGACTATGATCAAGACAGTGCATCACCTTCTCGCTTCTTAGATGATCTATTTAGAACAAGAGATATTACTGAAGCTGATATAAAGTTGCTTTCTTATATCGAAGATGAGTTGCTACTAGGGCAACAGTACTTTGAGGGCTTTCAGAATAAAAGAGCTGCAGCCAAATATTCTAATACACTCTATAGATCAAAGGGATCTCTTTATAGTATTCAACAATTCTTCCGTACATTCTTTGGTGTCTCACCAGATGTTGTATATACAAAGGAGAATGTTTTTATTGTAGGTAACAGAGATGATATAGAAGCATCAAAGATTGGCCCTGAGTCACAAAGGTATCTTACAGATGATAAGTTGTATCAAGAGTTTGCTGTTCTTATTAAAGCAGATCAGCCTATTTCAAGTTGGTTAGAAGAATATAAACTATTCGTCCACCCTGCAGGTATGTATGTAGGTGGAGAGGTTCAGATTGTTTCTGACAACACTGATAATAATATTATTATGCCAGATGCATCACCAAATATCAACCCTGATCCGATTATACTATCAACAGCTGACTTTAATACAACACCGACACAGCTTGATATTACACAACTGTTTGAACTATCAGATGATTCAATGGTAAGAACAGATGTGAGAGCAACGGTTGAAAGATACAATACATATACACTAGAACAGATTGATAGAACATATGATACCCTTGCAGAGTTTGCAAGTGTTACTTCTCCAACAAAAGATGAAGACAGTGCTGGTCTTGACTTCCGTGTACCAAGATATGATATTGATCTTGAGACATTTGATAAAGTTAATTACGTTTGGTACGATTCAGACTCAGCATAACCATTATAAATAAAGATAACAGATTTAAACGAGAGTTAAAATGGCAAGACAAATAGTAAATACAGGCACTACTGCTAATGACGGAACTGGTGATACACTTCGTATTGCTGGTCAAAAATTAAATGAGAATTTTGCCGAGCTTTACTTAGCATTAGGCGGCGACTCTGATCAACTTTCTTCTGGAGTAACTCTTACAGATCAGGGTGTTAGATTTGAAGGCACTACTGTAGATCAGTGGGAAACAACACTAGTTGCAAGTAACCCAGCGAGTGATATTACTCTTGCTCTACCTGCAGTAGGTACACAAGTTATTTCTAATACAGCAACGCAGACATTGTCTAACAAAACTTTGACTTCTGCTATACTTACAACACCACAGATTAATGATACGAGTGCAGATCACCAGTATATTATAGCTGTAAGTGAGTTAGCTGCAGATAGAAATATTAATCTACCTATTTTAGCTGATA